CTATAGGTCCTTAGCGGAGTTGGTGTCTTCGGCTGGAAACATGTCGAGCTGATGTGTATCCCGGATGATGAGCTTTCTCGCGGCAACATGGCTCATGTGGAGCTGGCGCGCTACGGCATAGACCGACAAACCGCGCCTGTGCAGGACGTTCGCGACCCACTTCTTGCCGACCGGGACGACGTAATTGCCACCGCCGCCAAGCCGTTCAGCGAGCGCTGCTGTCTTGTCGATCCCGATCAGCGATGCAACGGCCGAGCCGGCCTGCGGTCGGAGCGCGAGGTACACAGGCGACCCGCCAAAGGCGAGCAGAAAATCCATCGCCAGATCCGGTCCGAGGACATCGACATAGGGGAGAAGGTGGGCCGGCGGCTTAACCATGATCGCAATCCCGACCGCTGGTTGCTAGTGGACGTTGAGGATGGTTCATACCGATATGGGCCATGCAACTGCCGGGAGTCGCCTCATGCACAAACGAATCGTCCTGTCGGGGATCCTCATGATCGTCACGCTGTCCGGCTGCCAGAGCACGGACCCGATGCAGGGGATGCTGTGGGTGCGAACGGATGGTCGGTCCATGCAGTCCGATCCGAAGCTGCGGCTGCAAGGAGAGCAGGACCGGACCATTTGCTCCGGCCGCGTGAACCAATCGGTTGCCGGCCAGACCCCGGTCTACTCCAGCGGCCTCATTCCGGCGATCCAGGCACAGCAGGTCCTGAATGATCGTCGCGACAGCTTCGGCGAGATCATGGCCGGTTGCATGGCCGAGCGTGGATACGTCCTCGTTCCGCAAGCGGAAGCCGCCGCACGCGCTGCGGAACTGCGCAAGATCTCGCGTTGATCCGATCATCGGGCGTATCCTGAGCGGATGCGCTCGCCGAGCTGGTTCATGACCGCGATCCATTCTGCATCGGTCGGCTTGCCGCTGAACAACGGACGGCCGATGATGATCGCAATCTCGGACCAAAAGCGTACCGCTGTGCCCTTCGGCTCCAGCTTCCGCCATTGCGCCCAGGCAATCCTGTAGCCGTAGCGTGCAGCCCAGCCAGGCTGCTGCGACGTCACGGACCAGTCCACACCGCCGTCGCGCTCCAACCAGGCCTTCAGGCCCTCGATGACCCGACGCGCAGCGTTCGGTTCCCGAAGCCATTCGGTTCGCTCGATACCGGTCATGCGCTGGACAAACGCCAACAACGCGGCGTCACGGCGGTCCCGGACCAGACCGAGGTTCCAGGCCGCCAACCACAGAGCCTGCAGTTTGGCGGCAAACGGCCCCTCCAAGGCCCGTTTGCCAGCAATCCTGCGCGGCTTGTCGAGTGGTTTGAAGCCGAGGCGGTAGAATTCCGTCAGGACCAGGCGCCGTTCATCGGGCAACATGTCTTTCGCCGACGCCTTCCCCGTGACACGCAAGAGCACGGCGCGGTAGGTATCGTCATCGAGGCCGAGCGCCTTCTTTCCCACGTGAATCTGAGCGAGCGCCGTCATTCAGGCTGCTCCGCAATTTGTGCCGGCGCCGCGGCTGCGCTGATGCCATGCGTGAGGGCTACCGATGCCCAGACACGCCAAATTACATCCGCAGCCGCGCCTGATGCGCCTTTAGATCCGCAGGTATCGTGGTCGGCCGTTCCGGCAGCTCTTCTTTCCAGTTCAGCTCTTTGTCGATGCGAATGTGGGGAGGTGATCGGATTGGCACTGGGGAGGTTTGGCACCGGTTGGGCTGGAAGCCCGGCGTTGTAGGGGTTTGCGGGGGGTCAGTCGCTCGGGGAAGCTGAAATTGCGGTGAGCAGGTTGGAGCCGATATTGAGCGCTGGTGATCGGAATTTGTGCTTGATTTGGCACCATGTGATCAAGGTTTTGAGCGCCCGGCCCATTGCGGTCGGGCGTATTGCTGTGCGGGTCCTGGATGCTATCGGCGGTTACGGTCGCGGCTGTTGATATCCATCGGCGGGCGCTGGTTGTATTTCATGCAGGAACTACAGCCTCGGCAGGGGCTTTGCGTACCAGCTTCAGGCCCGGTGTTTGATGTCAGGTCGCTGGAGATCGGAGCGAAGTTCTTCGGCGATGATCGGGATCATCGATCGTTGAACGTCCGGCCGGGCGGAGAAGGTGATCAGGCGATTGTAATTCTCGGCGACGAGCAACACGAGTTGGTCGCTCGTGATCCGCGCGTTTTCCTCGGCGTAAACCCGCTGAATGGTTCGCGATAGTTCCTGAAGCAGATCAACGCTGAGGACATCTGTCCGTCGGCGCAGCATTGGTTCCCCATCATCTTCCTTTGGCGATGTGACGCTGTGCGACGCGGAGGCTTTCGTGTCCGGTGAACCGCGTCCGTAGATCAGCCAGTCGGTGCTTACGCCTAGCACGTCAGCGACCTTGGCGGTGTTGCTGATCGGCGGATCAGCCTTGCCCGACGTCCAACGCGCCAGGGCTGAACGCGAGATATCGGTATTATCCGATAGACTATCTAGGGTCAGGCCCTTCCGCTTCATGGCCGCCTTCAGTCGGTCAGCGAACTGTTTCATCCTACAGGCCCCCAGGATGATACTGGGCACCAATTTCCAGCCTTTCGTATTAAGTATTTGAATACATTTGATAATGATCGATTTATCGCCGGCGCAGTGCGGCGTGTAGGATTATACCCAAATTTTCCGGTTGAGTTCAGTCCGACATATGATACTTTGCGCTTGTTCATGACCGTGAACATGCAAATAAACCTCCAATAAAAGGCGGCCCCTGGCCGGGCCGCCTGAGGGCAAAAGGTACACTATGGCGGTACGAAACCCAAACGGCACCTGGACTGTGACCCGGTTGCCATCCGGCGATTGGGACCCCGAGGAAATCAAATCAGCCGTTCGCATGACAAGGGATGGGGATGGCGTGCGTTGGACTCTTGAGGGGCTGGCGCGATCGGGCGGCTTGCACTTTGCGGCATGCCGATCGGCCCTGACCCGATCCCATGTCGGCGGCGAGGCCGCGATTGCCGAGCTGCTTGGCGTGTCTCCTCATACAATCTGGCCCACCCGCTACCTGCGGAATGGAACGCGCAAGGTTTCGGCGAAAACATCCGCCAACACCAACAGGCTCGCACGGGCCGCGTTCGACTGTCATCGTTCGATTCCGGGTGCAGCATGAACATGCTGGCCCGCCTCGTTTCCATGTTCCGGCGCAGGGCCGCGAACGACAATTGCGACTGGATCGCCGAGTTCGAGGAGCAGCTGGCCCGCGACATCGAGGCCGGGCTATGAGCGCGGCCGTGACATGGCAGGGACGGTACATGTCGCTGACCGGCGCGCTGCTGCGCGCACGGCGCGACTGCCGCATGTCGCAGCAGGTCGTGGCCGAGCGGATGGGCATTGCGCTGCGCACTTTCCAGCGGTGGGAGAGCGGCCAGCGCGAGCCGACCGCGCAGGGCCTTTTCCAGTGGGCGGCGGTCGTGGGCGTGGAAATCACCAGCCGCGCATTTGCGACCGAACGGTCGCCTTCGGAGGGCTGATCGATGGCCCGCCGCCCCACCTGCGCATCCGACCAGCCGAGCCTGTTCGACCAGGCACCGCCGGCGCCTCTGTCCAGCCTCGACGCCGCGATCCGTGAGGCCCTAGGCGAAACGCTGGCCATTGCGAAGACGCGCCACGGGCTCGACCGCTACGCCGTCGTGGCGCAGATCAACCGCCTGCAGCCGCGTGACGATGGGCGCGAGTTCACCAAGGCCGTGCTGGATCGCTGCAGCGCCAGCGCCGGGGACTGGCAATTGCCGGCCTGGCGGCTGCCCGCCATCTGCCGGATCGCCGGCGATTACCGATTGCTGCACACGCTGGTGACGGCCTGCGACCACCGCGCGGTGCCGAGCGAGGCCGCAGCCCTGGCCGAGCTGGCGATGGTCGAATTGGAGGAGAAGCGGCTCAAGGGGCGCAAGGAACTGCTCTTGAAGACCCTTCCCGCCCGGGCGCGGGAATGGGCTGACCGTCAGCGCAAGGGTGATGTGGAGTGATGGCGACGCATCTGACGGCCATGCAACTGGCGACCCATCGCCTGCCGGGGCTTCCGACATCGCATGCGGGCATCGCCAAGATGGCCATGCGGGAGGGGTGGGCCTGGCGGACGCGCGAGAAATCGGGCGGCGGCAGGGAATATGCGGTGGCCTCGCTGCCGCCCGCCGCCCGCGAAGCCCTGGCCGGACGGCTCGCCGCATCGGCGACGCCGGCGCCGACACCCTGCGCGACGCCGACTGCCACGCCATTGGCGGCTGTTGCCCGGACGGCGGCCGGGATGGCCGACTGGCAGCGCCGTTGCATGGATGCGCGCGCCGCCATCCTGATCGAGCTGGAGCGCATGGCCGCGCTGGCGGGCGTGAAGGGCGCGATGCGCGAGCTCATTCGGCTTGCCGATGCCGGCGCGCTCCGCCCCGAGCTGCAAGCCCTGATCCCGGTGGCCAATGCGCGCGCCGGCGAGAACGGCGCGCGGACGATCACGATGCGGACCCTGTTCCGCTGGCGTGCCGATGCGGCGCGCGGCATCACCGCGCTCGCGCCCGCCGAGGTTCGGGCCCGCGCCGATGCCGTGCCGGCCTGGGCGCCGGAGCTCCTGGCGCTCTGGCGGACAGCGACCAAACGGTCGCTGATGGCGGTCATGGAAGATCTGCCGGCGCGGTTGCCGGCCGATGTGACGGCGCCGAGCTACGACCAGGCGCGTCGGTTCCTCAAGACGATGGGCGTGGTCGACCGCGAGCGCGGCCGCCATGGGCCGAATGGCTTGCTGGCGTTCAAGACGTTCAAGCGGCGTTCAACGGACCGTTTGATGCCGATGGACGTGGTGACGGCGGACGGCCACACATTCAAGGCCGACGTCGCGCATCCGGTGCATGGGAAGCCCTTCCGGCCGGAGGTTTGCGCGGTCGTGGACGTGCGCACGCGCTTCGTCCTCGGCTGGTCGGCGGGCCTTGCCGAGTCGACACAGGTCGTCATGGACGCGGTGCGCAAGACGGTCGAAGACTTCGGGCAATTCGCGCTGTTCTACACCGACAACGGCGCCGGCTTCACGGCGGCCGAGATGACATCCGAATTGACCGGCCTCATCGGCCGGATCGGGGCAACGCCCACCAACTCGATCGCGGGACGGGCGCAGGCACGCGGCAAGATCGAACGGTTGCAGGCGACGCTGTGGAAGCGCGAGGCGCGCACCCTGATCAGCTACAGCGGACGCGACATGGACAACGAGGCGCGCCGCAAGATCGTCAAGCTGACCGACGCCGATATCCGCAGGACAGGCGCCTCCCGCCTCCTGATGCCATGGGTAGAGTTCCTGAGATGGTGCGGCGCCACGGTCGCGGCCTACAACGACCGTCCGCACCGCAGCCTGTCGAAGATCCGCGACGGCGCGACGGGACGCCTGCGGCATATGACGCCGGCCGAGGCGATGGCGGGCGAGCGCGCGAATGGGTGGGAGCCGGCGTTGCTGCCGGCCGAGCTGACGCAAGACCTGTTCCGCCCGCAGCTGGTGCGGACCGTCCAGCGTGGCGAGATCAGCCTGCCATGGGGGCGGTACTTCGCTCAAGCGCTGGAGCCCTATGGCGGGGAGCGCGTGCGGGTCGGTTACGACGTGCACGACGGGACCAAGGTGTGGGTGCGTCGGCTGGACGACGAACGGCTCATCTGCATCGCCGAGCGTGACGGCAATGTCGTGGACGAACAACCGCAATCGCGCATCGAATACGCCCGCGACCAGCGCGAGAAGCGCCGCATCGACCTGCGCGAACGCCAGATCGAACTGATCCGCGCGGAGCGCGGGCCGGCGCTGATCGACCTGGACCGGCAGATGCCGAGCAACGTCATCGACCTCCATGCCGAGCTTGAGCGCGAATTCGTCGCGCAGCAGGCCGTGACGCATGAGGCGACCCACGAGATCGACATACCGCAAGGCCCCGCCATGGGCCGGGAACGCTACGAGACGTGGCTGCACGTGGATGGGCTGATCGCCGCCGGTCGGATCGTCGACCAGAAGCTTGAGCGCTGGCACCGCGCCTACCCGGCGACGGCCGAATACCGCGCCGAAAACGAAATGGCCGCCTGGAGCGTCGCGCGCGTCCAGACGGCCCTGTGAACCCTGCAACAAGGAACATGCAAGCAATGATGCACGATCTGTCCCTCGTCAATGTCGACGCGACGACGGCGCCCTTACGCAATGTCGCCATGGCGGTCAGCGCGCTGACGCGGGCCATGGAACGCCCCATCCACCTGCCGGGAATGGTCGTGCTGTATGGCCCGTCCGGCTATGGCAAGAGTTCGGCCGCGAGCCACGCGGCCGTCAAGCATCGTGCCTACTATATCGAGGTGAAATCCGCCTGGACCCGGCGCCATTTCGCCTTGGCCATCCTGCGATCGATGGGGATCGAACCCGGCCGGACGGTGCCGGAGATGGTCGACCAGATCGCCGAGCAGCTCGTCAAGTCGGGCCGGCCGCTGATCATCGACGAAATGGACCATGTGGTGGACCGGTCGATGGTTCACCTTGTTGCAGATATCTACAATTCGTCGTCGGCCGCGATCCTGCTGATCGGGGAGGAACGGCTTCCGCAAAAGCTCAAGCGATGGGAGCGCTTCGACGGCCGCATTCTGGATTGGGTGGGCGCGGTACCGTGCGACCTGCGTGACGCGGCGCATCTTCGCGCCCTGTAGCCGCAGATAGGAGAGTGATGGCATGGCGATCGTCACCACGACGCAGTCCCTTGGGCCGGCATGGACGGCGGTTGCAACGGGCTCCACGGAATGCCTGCTGCAACGGATCGGCGGCGCGGATGTCTATGTCCGTATTGCCGCCGCAGAGCCGACCCAGGCCGACGGGCATTTGCTGACTGCGGACAACGATAGCTTCGCGGTCGCGGGCCTGACGACGGAAAGCGTCTATGCCCGTGCAGCGATGGGTTCGGCATCGCTCGCCATTACGAAAAAGGGTTGACGATGCTGGTGTTCGGTCAGCCATCCTTCAGCATCGGGCGGCCTGCGAAGCGCCTTCGGCAGCCGGCTGGCGGCGGCTATGACCCGGAGGTCGATACGCTGCTGGCGCGCATGACGATGGCGCCGGCCGCCGCGCGCAGGCAGCTAATCTCTGTGCTTGTCGCAGACCTGAAGGCTGCCGGCATCTGGGCCAGGCTGGACGGGTTCTGGATGCTGGCCGCGCACGATGCGCAGGCGGCGCGGTTGAACTGGTGTTCGGCGGCGATGGACCTGGTGCCCATGAACGGGCCCGCCTTCACGCAAGATCGCGGCTATGGCAAAGGGCAAAGGCGAAGGATAGTGCAGGATGTGCGATGCGGAACGTGTTCCGCCCTGTTGTTCAAATGCGAAGGCTGGCCGACCGGTATCGAGATCCGGTGCCGGCGCTGCAAAACCACGACCCGATTCCGGCCGAGCGAGCCGACCGCAGGCCATGCGAGCCAGCAACCGAGCGCACCGAGCGCCGGATCAGGACACGAAACGTGTGGCTCTACATACCCCACCTCGACCCGTTGACCGGCTCGCCGGTCTCGCCCTCTGCGCCGGCGTTGGCGGATTGGAGCTCGGCCTCCATATCGCTGAACCCGGATATGAGACTGTCTGTTACGTCGAGCGGGAAGCACTCCCTGCGGCCGTCCTCGTGGCCCGGATGGCTGACCAGGCCCTGGATAACGCGCCTATCTGGGATGATGTCACGACCTTCGACGGCCGCCCTTGGCGTGGAAAGGTTTCTGTCGTCTCTGGCGGCTACCCCTGCCAGCCTTTCAGCTTCGCCGGGCGTCGCGCGGGGGCAAGCGACCCCCGTCACCTCTGGCCGCATATCAAGCGGATCGTCGGCGAGATCGGACCCGAATGGTGTTTCTTCGAGAATGTCGAGGGGCACCTGTCCATGGGAGCCGCCGACGTGTTCGCAGACCTGGCGGGCATGGGCTATCGCGTCAAGGCGGGCCTGTTTAGCGCGCGAGAGGTCGGCGCCAGCCATTTCCGGCGAAGGCTCTTCATTCTGGCCCACGCCGACCAAGTCGCTCTACTGCAACCGGGCCATTCTACAGCTGCAGCGCGGCGGCATGCGGTTGAAGCACGATCCGACGCAGGTCGGCACGCAGCTCGCCCTGGGGCAGGCAGCGCGCCTCTGGACGCTGGTGTGGATCCTCATGGCATCCTGCAATGCACGCCCGACACGGCGAATGTCGTTCGACTTTTCGCACCCGCTCCAGATGATTATCCGGCCTGGGCCGAATTGCTCGCCGTCCGCCCTGACCTTCAACCCGAACTTTTCGGACCTGATCATGGGATGGCCGATCGGGTGGACCGATCCGAGGCAGCCGGTAACGGCGTGGTCAGCTTGGCTGCGGCGTATGCGTGGCGCACTCTGCGAACTGCCCATGAGCGCGATCTGACCGCGCGGTGACATGCGCTCGGCCGTCACGTCGGTCGAGCGCGCTCTTTGACATCGTCGATAGGCTCAAGTCTGCGCGGCGGCTGCATCGACAAGGGACAGCAGATCGTCGGGAAGTGCCGACCGCTTCAGATCGCCAATGGCAAGAAGTTCGATCAATGCGAACCGCGCAGCGGCCAGATGAACCGCCCGTAGAGGAGACCGTCCACCTTCTAGATCTTCGTATGTCCGCAGCTTGATACCCATCTGCTGAGCCATGACCGATTGCGTGAGGCCTGCTTCAGTCCGCCAAATCCGTAGGCTGTTCGGTGCTTCCGTCATCATTGCATCCGCCGTTGCTCGATCCTATAGTTCCTTCGGCCGAGAGCGATGTGAGCGCCCTCGGCCTCCGGAGTTACCGGCTAATGGTGAGGGTCACTCGCCACTTGCCTATCCGGATATGAAGGGTGAGCCGTTTGCTCATGGTCTTCCCTTTCGATCCGCCGAAGCACCATTGCTTCGGTGAAAGTGTTATCCCACGAAATTCGTGGTATAGCAATAGGAAAACCACGAAATCCGTGGAAAATCTTTAGCCCGCCGACAGCTGCTGTTGGCGGGCTTTTCAGTCCCTCGCTGCGCATGACGGAACCAAAATCACGCGTGTGGAGATGTGTCGGCCGCCGGTGACGTTTGACGCACCGAGGCGGCAAATCGCAACCATTGGCACGGTCGGAGGTCTTCGACTGCCACCTTAGTTACCTGTCGCCGCAGCGCCGCACCCGACAGGTTCGTTCCGACAGCCAAAGGAGCGAATGATGAAGTTGATGCAAGAGGATGCGGTCGGGGCCCTGGCTGACATTTTGATCGTGGCGCGCAAGACGGCCGAGACAGCCGCACTCGTACAGTTACTGCCCCTTCTCGACGCCGCGCTGATGATCGTGGGTCGCGAACTGGCTGCGCAGATTCGTAGCGGCCAGGACGAAGAAAATTGACGCTCGTTTTCGGTCTTTCAGATCGCACTGGAGCGATCTGAGCGCCTACCCAAACCGTCGTTGACGAAACCCGTCTACGACTGCGGGCGAGACACCGTAAAACGGCAGTTAGCTACAGGCCGAGAGCGGTGCCAAATCAAGCGCCGCAAGGTGCCAAATCAAATGCCGCGCTACACGAAACCGGCTCGCGTGAATGGGTGGGTAGCGCATGAGCGTGTTCTCCATTTGTCCCAGGCAGAGATAACGCCGGTCTATGGGGATTCGCTTGTGCGTCAGATTGTCGATTTGAGTGGTTTCCGGGCGCATCGTCCGACTATGAAATGCTAAGTGCCTGGATTTGTTGGTCGGAGTGGCAGGATTTGAACCTGCGACCCCCTCGTCCCGAACGACCCTTTCTTCTTCGGAATACAGTGAATCCATCGGCTTATCGGTAGCGTTTGCGTCGAAAAAACGTGGTTTGTTCCGTCGTATCGTTGCCAATCGTTGCCGTGGGCAGTCCAGCCTTAGGTCCAATGTATCCGTCGCCGGAACGCTCTCCATTTACTGGTTGCATACGTAGATCCTGCGCGCGCATGATTCTGCGGAGTTCGATCAGCGAAGTATGTTCAAAAATTTTCGCGGACCTCCCTGCCATGGGGGGAGGCTTACAATTAGTTACTAGTGAGTGTCGCATGGCGCTCACTCAAGCGAAGTTAGTAAATCCTCGTCAGCAGCTCTTGATCCGAGCAGAAACTTCCAGGCCAGGGAGAACGAAGTGTCATGTCCACTTGTCATCGAAGTCAGTCGTCTATCACCCCAGCGAGTTGGTATCGAGTGAGCGTCGCGGAGAAACTCGCGTTCCGCGAGGATCTGCAGCAGGACCCCACACTACCCGACCTCCCCAAACGGCTCATCAGCGTAATTGCTCGGGCATGGGACAACACTTCCATGTTCGCTGAATGCAGCCAGTCATACCTCGCCAATGGTGCAGGTACGACGGTGAAGATGGCAGCAAGGTATAAAGCGGCAATGCTCGCCAGCGGACGCGTATTCATCGCTCGTGAAGCCACCGCAATTGACGCTGCCCGGTGGGGCGTAAATTGGCACTTCCGCGGTAGCGCATGGGTGCGCAAATCCAATAGCGGCAGACCCATTTTAGATTGTCGAGAGCGGCCAGTGGGGCCCCCTCAGGGGCAGTCCCCCGAGTCCCCTATTGAGGGGGGTCGGCAGGAAGCGATTGGGGGACCCCTAGCAGGTGTCTCGGGTGTCCCCCAAGCAGGGGGCCAAATCCCCCCTAAAGGGGGTTACAAAGGCGCCCCTATCGGGTCGCGCCCTTTGGAGGGCGCGACCGGGGCGCCAGTTGTTTCCAATACTGTTTGGTCGCAGCCCGAAGGCTTTTCGAAGTGGCGGGTCGTGCATGCGGAGTTCACGGCACCGAAAAGCCAACCGGACGAGCTAGACGGCCTACTTGCTCACCTCGTCAGCGGGAAGGGGCGCCGCTTCACGCTCCGCTGCGGATTTGACAGCGATGATTTTGAGAGCCTGAACGATGCTTACGACCTTGATGGAGACCCGGCGTTCCTTATCGGAAAATCGCTTTTGATGTCCGTAGGCGATGCGCCACGTCGGTTCATGAGGGCCGGGCCGCTTCCATGGAGCCAGGTACGTATCGTTTCTGTGGACGCAAACGTCGATGGCTCAGCTCGCATCAACGGGATCTTCGATTTCGGAGAGAGTGCCATGCAGTTGTCGAGCGATTGGGCCGCAGGCCTCGCGGCAGTATGCGGGGGCGACGAGAACGTGGTCGGATCTCGCGTGTCATATCGCTTAATGCCCGACGACAGCGTTGAGTGGCGCCTCATTCCTGGTGACCTCGTGGCGAATAGCAGCCTGCGTGAGGAAGCCGCATGACAGGTTGGAACGCGGCCGACCTCCGGCTCACTGCAGGGCAAGCGGCAACCCTACGAACGGGAACAGGCCATCATCATTACCAGCGTGTCGCAGATCGCATGGAGATCATCCTGAAGTCGCGCGGGATGCTCGAGTGGCGGCGCCAGCCGAATGGTACCTACTCACAAGTTGCTTCGGCAAAGGGGCGCGAGGCGCTCAACCGGTACGACAGGAGATCCGCATGATGAAACTGAAGTCATTCTCCGAGCTTGCCGAGATCCGGGCGGGTAATCATGCAGACCATGGTTCTCACTTGCTGCCAAGGAAGGTTTCGGGCGCGCGGCCGAGCGCTCGCAGCACGCCGAACGTCATCAGGGCTTACATCGATCGCGACGAGACGCCATCCGGCATGCAGACCAATTGGAACACAGGAACCGCGAATGACAACAAGGTGCCCGCTGGCATGTCGGTGGAGCGCGCTTGCGAGATTACGCCATCAATAGAGGCCATCGAGCGCGTGATGAAGAATGTCGAGCTCGTCTGGAAGCGGGAGCCGCGTCGGCTTGGAGGTGGCGGCAAGCAGGAGCTCCACGCGTGGCCGGTGAAACGAGTTCTAGAGCGCGATCAGCTCGGAGACGTTGCTCGTCAGCGTATCGGCGACTTGGTCTTCGACGGCAAGAACGCGTTGCTCGGGCACCGTGAGCGCGCAACGCGCGAGAAGGGAAGCGCGCCGCAGACAATCCCGAACTGCCATGTGGCTGCGTATGTCGGAGCGCCCGACATCGCCTTCAAACCAGCGGCCAAGGAAAAGCGGAAAGGCATACCAATGACCAAGGCCGAGGCGCGAGCCTACCTTCGCGAGATGGGCGTCGATGGCGAGGTCGACCTACCTGAGGCTTGCGTCAATGCCGGCGTCGGCATTTATGCCAAGCCCAGCCGCCCAGCTCTGCCAGCGGGCAGCCCCGTGGTCGGCAACATCTTCCTTGGCCAAACGAAGGCGCCACCAAAGAAGGGGGGCACGGAGATGTGGCAGGTTCTGGCAGGCAACATTCAAAAGGGCGAGATTGAGGTACCCGACCACAATGTAGCGCTGGCGAACGGCGGCACCGACGACGACAGCAACGTGCAGTGCCTGTGCAATGAGTGCCACGACGTGAAGACGCGCGCTGACCTTGGCTATTGTGACCGCCGGCCGACGATCGGGGTGGATGGGTGGCCTATAGTCCAGTAAGCAACTGTGATGACAAGCGAGGTCTGACCATGGAATGGCAAGCGATCGACACAGCGCCAAAGGATGGAACGGTTATTCTTGGGATTGTAGATGGTGATGGCTATGCCTACCCGCTCGTTTGGAGAGAAGGCCACGGTTGGCAGGACCCTGAATGGAATGGCGGAATGGAGCCAACCCACTGGACGCCACACCCGCTCTCCGCGTTGACCTTGGCCTCGATACCGCGGCGTGGGAAGACGGCCTGAAGAAGGTCGAGGGCGGCATGTCCGGCTTTGCCAAGACCATTGCCGCAGGGCTCGCGGGCATCACGGCAGCTTTTGGCGTCGGCGTGACCGCAGCCGTGCAGCGTCTCGAGCGTATGGAGTCGTCGGCTCGCAAGGTCGACCAGGTTCTCGCCAATACCGGCAACTCGGCCAACACATCGGCCAAAGAAATTGCCGCTTGGGCGGACGAGCTCGAAATGCGCACTGGGCGCGCCGGGCAAGAGGTCATGGACGTTGCCGCCAACCTCGCTTCTTACGGGTTTGGTGAAGAGGTCTTCTTTCGGGCTATCGAACTTGCCGATGATATGGCAGCCGCATGGGGCGGTGATCTTCGGCAGAATCTCGACGGCCTCGCGCGAGCGCTGGAAAACCCTGAGAAGGGCCTCGCGATGCTGTCCGCCCGCGGCATCACGTTTTCGGCCGAAGGTCGGAAGATGGCGATCGAGCTCGCGAAAGCGGGCAAGAGTGCGGAAGCCGCCGGCGTCCTTATGGACGAGCTCGAGGGCCAGGTAAAAGGCGCTGCCGAAGCTGGCTTTGGTGGGCTGACAAAGAGCACGGCACTGGCGCAAAAAGCGCTGGACGGGTTCTTCGAGGCGATCGCAAGTGGGGCAGGTGCCGGCGGCCTAATGGCTGCGGGACTGGATGTCGCAGCAGCGGCCCTCAACCTGCTGACCAACAACCTGACAAATATTATCCGCGTGGCCGGCATTGCCGGGACGACCATGGCCGTGGCATTCGGTCCAGCGATCCTCGCCAGCGTTCGCTCGCTGGTGGTGGCTGTCGGCACCAACCTTGTTGCCGCATTCACCGCCCTGCGCGCTGCAATTATGCTGAACCCGCTCGGCGCCCTCGCAGTCGCCATCACATCCGCGGTTTCCGCTTTGTGGTTCTTCCGCGACGAGATCAACGTCGTTGCTGATGAGATCGCGACCCTCGGGGATTATATCCGAGCGGCCTGGGAGATCGTATCGAGCTCGATTGGCTCTGCCGTCTCCACGATCACCGGCTACCTCTCGGCCGTTGCGGATAGCATCCGCGAGACGTTCGGAGAGGGGACTGTCGGCGTTGCGATCACAGCGTTCGGCATCATAGCGGACGGGGCTAAGACAGCCCTTAACCTGATCATCGGCCTGTTCGTCGCAGCCGTGAATCAGATCCGTGTCGTCTGGACCAAGTTGCCTGCCGCCATTGGCGAAGTCGTCATGGCCGTGGTGCAGGGTGTTCTTGGTGCCCTAGAGGGCATGGTCAATTCGGCCAAGAACCTCGTCAACGGGCTGATCGGTGGCCTTAATTCCATCCCCGGCGTCGAGATCCCGGTCATTGCGGACGTGAGCTTCGCGGGGGCGGTCAAGAACCCCTTCGCGGGCGCTGCCTCGCAGTTCGCCTCGGACATGACGGCCGCGAGCCACGACGCTCTCACCACCGACTACCTCGGAGCAGCAGGCGACGCCCTAGCCGGATTGCGGGACCGGGCAAACGCCATCGGCGAGGCGCGCGGCGCGATCGATCAGACCACGTCTTCGGTTCGGGCGCTCGGCGACGCTGCCGATGAAGCCCTCGGCGGCGGCGGATCTGGTGGCAAGGGCGGCAAGGGCAAGAAGGGCGGGGCTGGCAGAAACGGCCTGTCGAAGGAAGCGCAGGAAGCTGCGCGCATCTTCGAGCAGACCCGGACGCCACTGGAACGCTACCAGGCGCAGATTGCCCGGCTTAATGAACTGCTCTCCGCAGGGGCGATCGACCAGGATACCTACAACCGCGCGGTAGCGCAGGCGCAGGACGAGTTCGATCGCGCGACCGAGAATGCGAAGCAGAAGACGAATGACTTCGCCAGCGTCGGGCAGACCATGGCGACCTCCCTGTCGTCTGGCTTCAAGTCCATGATCGAAGGCGCCAAGTCTTTTGGCGAGGTGCTGTCGGATATCCTCGGTCGTCTCGCGGATATGTGGATGGATAAGGCCTTCCAAATGCTCTTTGGGGATGGCGGTTCCGGGGGCGAAAAGAGTGGAGGAGCGGGTCCGCTCGGCGCGGTTGGCGGATTCTTTAAGAATTTGCTCGGCTTTAAGGACGGCGGCTCTTTCCAGGTGGGCGGTGCCGGCGGCATCGACAGCCAGCTCGTCGCCTTCAAGGCCAGCCCCAACGAGCAGGTGAGCATCACCAAGCCTGGCCAGGAACGGCAAAGCGGTGGGCAGTTCTCCGTCAACGTCGCTCCGTCCCCGTACTTCAACGTCACTGTCGAACGCATCAGCGACCGCGTGGCGCAGGGGCGGGTGGCGCAAGGCCAGCAGGCAGCATCGCGGGCCTTCCCGACCATGCAGCGTGACCAGCAACTGAGGAAGGGCTGATGGTAGCATTCCCCGCCAACCTTTCCCCAGCAAATATCAGCCTTCGTTTGGAGAACGTATCGCGATCCGGCGGCGCCTCGACGAACGGTCAGGAGCAAATTGTCTCCTCCGGCGTCAGCCGCTGGGTCGCAACGCTTGCGGACTGCCCCGTCCGCAACAACCGCGAGATACTTGCACTGCGTGCCTTTGTCGCTGCGATGAATGGTCGGGCAGGGCGCACGCTTGTGCCCGCCTTCGACCTCATCAAGAACTGGCCGGTCGATGCATTCGGACGGCTGCTGTCGCCGGAGAACACACGGCGCGAGAGGCTGGACGGAACGATCTACGCTGACCCGGCGATCCCTGCGCAAAGCCACATATCAGCGTTTTTCGCATCGCCAGCGGCACGGCGGGCCACAACGGTTCAGATATCGCAATCGGGTGTGCCCGCTGAGCCAGGGCAGTACTTTTCCCCATCGCCGGGACGATTGCACATCCTGACCGAGTACATCAGCAACGGCATCTACCGCATCGAGCCCCCGCTTCGCGATCCAGTCGCCGCGGGCCAGGTTGTCGACTTCATGACGCCGAGCTGCGAGATGCGCTTTGTCGATGACTCGCAGGGCGACATCGAACTCCAATATGGGCGATGGGGCTTTGTCACGCTGCAGCTTCTCGAGGCGTTCTGATGGCGATCTTCAATGCGGTCCAGGCTGCCGCTGCGCAGGGCAGGGAGGTCACGCTCGCCGCCCTCGTAGACTTCGACTTTCCCGGCTATCGCCTGCGGACGTGGTCCGGTTCCGGCGTCCTCGTCGTCGACGGCGTCGAGTGGCATGGTGCTGGTCAGATGGGCAGCATCAGCGCCATCCCGTTTGGCGAGAACGATTCGGCTGACAAGATCACCTTCACGCTGTCAGGCGTCGAGCCGCAGCTAGTGACTCAGGTCAACAATTCGGACGCGGTGCGCGGCCGGGACGTGACGGTCTACGGCCAGTTCTTCGACAACACGACGCACCAGCCCCTCGATGGCAAGTTCGTCATCCGCTCAATGATCATGGACACCATCGGATATTCCGCCTCCGGCCCGAGCGAGCGGACGATCTCGCTGACGGCTGAGACAATTTGGACCGCCCGCAATCTCGCCTCCTACAGCTATTGGTCGGATCGCGACCAGAAGGCGCGCTACCCTGGCGACCGCGGCTGCGAGTTCATCCCGACGCTGAAGAACAAGGTGGTGGCATGGCCGACCTACTAGGCGACCAAGACAAGCTGGGTGCATTCCTCAAGGCCGCTGCAGAGCGGCCTTTTTCGTGGGGGCATCGCGACTGCCTGCTTTGGCTTGCCGACTGGGTCGAGGAGTGCCGCGGCATCGATCCTGCTGCGCATCTGCGCGGCTCATACTGCGACGAGGCAGAGGCCGAGAAGGTCATCGTCGGGCATGGCGGTCGCGAGGCCATGATAGACGCGCTACTGGCGCCGCTCGGCATCCGGGGGACGCAGCATCCGCAGGCCGGCGACATCGCGCTTGTTAGCCTGCCGTCCGGCGTAACGGGCGGCATCGTCACCGGCAAGTTCATCGCCTTCATAGGCCACGACAGGCTCCGCTTCACGCGGGCACCCATAATCAAAGCCTGGAGCCTCGGATGCCCCCAGTTGGAGCACTAATAACGGGCGCAGTCGCTTTGGGCGGCCAAGCAGTCACTGCCGTTTCCGGCTTCTTCGCCGGCCTTGGCGCCATCGGTACGGCGGTCGGCAACCTCGCGCTGTCCCTCGGACTCTCATACATCGCCTCGCTCCTGTTCCGTCCGGATCAGCCGAAGCCAAGCGACGGCCAGGTCGAGGTAAAGCAGGCCGTGCCCTCGCGCTTCTGGCACTACGGCCGCGTCAAAGTCAGCGGTCCCTTGGCATTCTATGAAAGCCGCAACGGCGCGCTCTACAAGCTTGTCATGCTATCGACACGTCCGGTGGACGCCATCGAGCACGTCTTCATGAACGATGTCGCTGTCGGTATCCGTGGCGATGGCGCTGTGGTTTCCGGCTCCCCTACTGTGGGCGGAAGCGGCGAGTTCTACGCCTACATCAACCAGTCCACCGGGGCCGCGGACCAAGGGCCATCAGGGCTGCTGAGGTTCAATTTCCCTGACGCCTGGACAGCAGATCATCGACTGCAGGGAACGGCATACATCGTCGGCCAGTTCATCGCGCCCGCCATCGAATACTTCCAGAGCGCCTATCCGAATGGCGAGCCTTCCCTGTCCGCAACGCTTCGCGGCGTCCAAGTCTATGACCCCCGAAACGGTACGACCTATTGGTCGGACAATGCCGCGCTTGCGGTCCTCGACTACCTGACTCACCCGGACGGATACGATCGGCCGCTTTCGCGCATCAATTTGCAGAGCTTCATCGACTACGCGTGGCTCTGTGACGACATGGTCAACGGCCAGCGGCGTTATCGCATCGCCACGACGGTTGACCTGACAGAGCCTCGTAAGGACGTCCTGCAGCGCCTGTTGGAGGCCTGCGACGCAAGCCTCTATATGTCGCCGAACGGGCAGGTTTCGATCCGCGGCGGCAGGTGGGAAGAGCCGACTGTCGTCATCGACGCCGACCTCGGACACATCATCACCGCGGACTTCTCGCCGCCCGGCGCGATGGACCGTTACAACGAGCTGGTGATCCAGTATCGCGAGCCGTCCCTTGGCCACGTCGAGAACGAGGCGACGCCTTGGGAAGACCCGCTCGACATCGCGCAGTCCGGGCAGGTGATCTCGCAGAACATCAACCTGTTTCAGGTGCCATCGCAAAGCCAGGCACGCCGGTTGGCGAAGATCCGTATGGCGCGGGACAATGCCGACTGGACGGCCGAGATCGTTACGAACCTCGCCGGCCTCAACTGCATTGGCGAGCGGATCATCCGTCTTCGCTGGCCCGAGCTGTCGATCGACGCGCCATTCTGGGTCGAGGGCGTGGAAATGTCGCCCGACATTACCACCGTCAGCCTGAAGCTGCGCTCGGCCTCGCAGGCGTCCTACTCTTGGTCGCCGGACGAGGAGGGCAGTTCGACTGTCATACCGCCCGACACCTCGCCATCCTACGACCTGACGCCGCCTGACTTCATCCTGGCGCAGACCGATACCCCGAGCATCGTTGCAACGTGGACGCCATCCCAGGCGCTCAACCGCGCTTACAACTTCCAGTACCGGAACGCCAACACCCCTAACGGCTGGATGTCGATGACGACTGCCTCGACCCGTGATCGCGCTACGGGCGCACCGGTCGCCGTAGGCAGCACCTATGCCGTGCGCGGCCAGACCATCGCGGGGCCGCAGGCTGTGGGGCCTTGGTCAGCGCAGCGATTCATTACCATCCTGGAACCTGAGGAGGAGGACGCCTGATGTCCTGCTGCGGCGATAGCGTCAAATTCCGCCACGTGGTGGTGCAGCCTCCATACACCATCGCCAACTGCGCAATCTCGCTGGGGGAGGACTGGATGGACCCACTGCCCCGCATCCTGGAGGGCAGCGAGCCGAAGGATCTGACCGGATGCACCATCGATATCTTCGTGCGCCCAGTGTTCGATCATTCGGTTCTCATCCGCCGGCTTTCGACCACGAGCGGCACGATCGTCATCGATGATCCTGCGCAAGGCCTGGCCAGCATTCGGGCCTCGCGTGAAAGCATCCTATCCGGTGCCGGAGCCATCCCGGTCGGGGAGTGGGATCACTTCTGCATCCTGACCGAAACCTACCTCAATGCGCCCTACCGAGGCGTCCTGCGCCGCGAGCTGTATCGCGGTCGCCTGCTCGTGAGCCCCGCTCGCCTTTCCTGACATTCTCCTGAAGCCGGAGTTCAGAATGCCTTACACCTCTGTACGCGGGGCCGATATCGCTTTACCCGCACGTGGCCCGACCGGTGACATTACGCCGGAAGCGCGGCAGGCTCGCGATCAGTCGCTTGCTAGCGCTGCGTCTGCCGAGGCAGACCGTCTTGCGTCTCAGGATGCTGCAAACGCTGCTGCCTCCGCTGCTGGCACCGTGGGAAACTACGACACACTCGCCCAGGCCAACGCGGCCTTGTCGTCTATTCCCGCAAATGGCGGCGTGAACGTGATGGCGGACGGAGCCAATAACGGCTTCTACGTCAAAGTCGGCACGGCGTTGGTCCGCAAGAGTACGGCTACGTTGCCAGCATTGGACGCGAAGAACCTCCAGCTTACTGCATCGGTATTGCCGCAGCGCGCATCGGTTGGGATGCTTACCGATGTCGGTGGCTGGAAAGACGTCTACACCAGCGACGGGAAGAATGTCGTTGCCGGCGTAGATTACGACAATGTTTTTCGAGCCATCATGCTCGATGCCCCCGGCGCTCCTGCCCTCACTGACGACTTGTTGTACGCGATCGTCACGGGCTCGGGGTCGCTCGTTTTCGGCATCGACCATGACGGACGTATGGTGTCTGCTGGGTCACCTATCGATATGGACGTCTTCGCGCGTTTCGTCTCAGGTAACTCGCGAGTTTATGCTGTAGCACGCGGCTCGATCGTACCCATCACATTCGGCGAGGCAGATGCCTTCGGTCCTCGCGTTGAGGGCAGCTCTATCCTCTTCTTCGAGGATGCGGACAACATCGTCACAGCAAAGGGTGAGGACGTTTCCGCCAGGACATCGCTGTCGGCTGAGCGGACAGGCGTATCTCATTTTCTCCTGTACGGGCAGAGCCTGTCTGATGGGTCTTTCTCTACTCCGGTACAAACAGTGTTGCCGGTTGCCGCAGGTAGGGTAGTCACCTTCAATGTGGGGCCTCGAACGCGGGGGGGCGCTGACGCCAATAGTCCGACCGACAGCGCAAATCTACTCTCTCTCGTCGATGCGAGGGAGGTGAATGCCGAGACACCAGCGAGCCAGATCGGTCTGGAGGTCGCGGTCGGACTTCCTCCTGCGCAGGGTATTCTGCTCTCTGCTCATGGCCGTGGCGGCACCAGTTACAGCGGCCTGCGTAGTGGTACGGGCCCCTACGAGAACATCCTTCGCGCCGTTCGTCGAGCAAGGATCATTGCCGGTTTGAACGGCCATTCTTACGACGTTCCGGCAATGTCTTTCATTCACGGCGAGAACAACCTCTCCGATAGCGCACAGGTCTATCAATCTTACATCGAAGAGCTGCAGGCGGATGTTAGCACGGACGTGGCGATCTACACTGGGGACAGCAGGGAGGTCGTACTCGCAGTCGATCAGCTCTCCAATTGGACCAAGTACGGCGCGCAACCGAGGCGGTCGGATGTCCCGCTTGCCCAGTTGCGCGCCGGCCTGGCGAACGAAAATCGCATCATCTGTGTGGGCCCAAAATACATGCTGCCCACTTCGGCCGATGGCATCCACCTTACAGCGCCGTCGTCTGCGTGGCTTGGCGCTTATCACGGCCGAGCGTTGCGCCGCCATCTCGGAGGCATGCCGTGGAAGCCCACGTATGTTACGTCTGCTGTCCGCTCTGGCAGTTCGGTCGTTCTGACCTTCTCGACGCCGGATGGGGAGGTCGTGATAGATCCCGTCAGTGTCTCCGACCCCGGAAACTTTGGCGTCGAATTCATCCAGTCAGGCGGGAATGCCGTCTCAGTCACATCTGTTGTCAAAACGGCTCCTCAGCAGATCACCGTCACCCTGTCGGCGGTTCCTACGGGCGCGGATCAAGCTATTGGCATCGCTAGGACAGGCATTCCCGGGCAAGACGGCGGGCCATCCTCAGGGGCGCGATCATGTATCCGTGACAGCTCATCGGATGTCAGTGCCGCCGGTATGCCCCTATTCAACTGGGCGTGTCACCAAGAAATCAGCATCACCGCAGAAGGTTAAAGACATGGGACGCATTGCAGTCATCCCGGGAACATCCGGCATCGTCATTCCAGGGGCTCCTCTGATCCAGATGAGCGAATTCGAAACCAGGGTCGCGCGTCTGCCGGGGCTTATCCACTATGTCGATCCGGGTAAGCTCGACGCCCTGGGGAGTGGCCGCGACAGAATGAGCGGTGCACGCGTCACGTCTTACCGGCCAAGCGTCAGCCGCTTGGCTACGGATGCCGCCTTTAACGGCCACCCCGTACTAAACTTCTCGGCACCCGATGGGGATGTCCGCATCGCTCCAGGTTCTGTTTCCCGGTCGTTCACCTGGATCATTGTTGCGACGCGTCCGGCAGCAAGCGGCACGCGAAATCTGATGTCCACGACGCATTCCGGAGGGTTCATGTCCTCTCTCCGGTATGGTGGAGGGGGCTCCGTATTGGGCTATTTCCCGCTGTCTTCCGCGCTCGGTAACACTGTTAGCAGTGGGCTGCCATCAGTCGGCGACGTCTCAATCTATGGCGCGTCTTACGAGTATAATACGCAACAAAGCGCTTTGTATTTGAATAGCCCAACCCCGGTCGGGCTGGTCACTCATACTGAGCGGCCGACTGTGTCGCCCGAGATGTCGTGGAACATCGGAGGCGGTGGGGGCGTGGGGCCAACGCTGGGTTACGTCGGCAAGATCGGCGCAGTTCTCGTGTTTGATCGCGCTATGCACCTGCCAAATGAAAGCCCGTTCATGGCTGAGGCGCTTAGCTTATTGCGCGCACGGTTCAACGTTTGATGCGCGAATTTGAGATCGAAATCGCGTCAGCATAGACCCCAATACAGAACCAGATACACAGGCAAGAGTAACGCGAGAAAGGAGGGGATTGTCGTCCCTAACATGATCTCCTTCCGCAGAAGTCCAGGCTTTTCGCGCTGCCGCAAGAGCGATGTATATAGGGGGTATGAATCTACATTATGAAGGTCATAGTGCCCTAAGGGGTCAAGCCAGGGCACGAGTATATTTGACATTGGCGTTTCAGAGGGTTTAATCGAAGACATACGGCGTAGTGGTGGCGCCTTCCCAACACCGATCATGTAGATTGCATCCCTCAGTACCCACATTTCGACAGCGGCTTTGCGTTTTTGGTGAAGTTGCCACCTAACGAAGAGATAAGAGACGCAGAGGGTCATTATAGAACAAAGCTTCGTAATGAATTCAGGGTCCTTCCCATTCTCCGTCATATAGGCAACAAAGGCTAAGCTCGCGCCTATAGCAATATAGGCCGAGCTCTCTTTATGGTTGTGATACGAGTATAGATCGGACCTTAAACTTATCAGGTCCTGCAGATCGTACGGCTTCTGATCCGTCATAGTGAAGATGCTCGTTGTAAGGGCAACCAACTGAACATCAATGCAGCGCACAGGTCAATCTGTGGCCATCGATAGCGTGTTCGTATTTGCCCGCCTCGCGCGGGCTTTCTTTTGCCCGGAGGCCAGCATGAACTTCGTAGGAACAGGGCGTCGCCTGGAACAGGGCGATGTCGGTAATGCAGCACGCCTCATCAATGTGCCAACGGCCGCACTGCTCGCCGTGATAGAGATCGAGGCGAGAGGATCGGGGTTTGACGCGCAGCGGCGTCCCATCATCCTTTACGAGCCGCATCGCTTCTATGTCGAGCTCGGAGCCGGCGCCAAGCGCGACCGCGCGGTGAAGGAGGGGCTCGCCTACCGAGCATGGGGCACAAAGCCCTACCCGGCAGGATCGTCGGCTCAGTATGCACGGTTGGCGGCAGCAGTTGCAATCGACCGGGACGCTGCTCTGAAGTCGTGTTCATGGGGCCTTCCTCAGATCCTCGGCGCCAATCATTGCGACAGCGGCTTTCCCGCGCCCGTCCCGATGGTCGAGGCATTCATGCAGGGCGAGCGCCAGCAGCTTGAAGCTATGTGCACGCTCATCAAAGCATGGCGACTCGATCGCGCAATGCGCCAGTTCGGGGAGGCTGGCCTACCCGGAGAGCATGCGTTCGCGAAGCGGTGGAACGGCAGTGCGTATGCCTCGCACGGCTACCACACCCGCCTCAGGACGGCTTTCCTCAAGCATTCCGGAGACAAAGACATGCCGCTTGCCACATCAGCCGTGCTGCGTTCCGGCTCGAAAGGCGAAGCCGTGCGCTCGCTACAGTCTGACCTCTTGGCGCTTGGCTTCGATCCCGGCCCGGTAGACGGGCGCTATGGACCCAAAACCGTTGAGGCTGTTCGTGCGGCGCAGGTGGCCCTGTCTCTGTCAGCCGATGGCATTGCCGGACCCGCAACGAAGGCGGCGCTCGCGGCTGCACTTGCCAGCAAGGATGTAGACCCCGGCCATGGTGAGCAGTGGCCCGAGCGTGAGGCGGCTTCCCCCGGCGCTGAACCCACTCCAGCGCCACCTAACCCCGGTTCGGAGCCTCAAACCCGTCCGCTCGAGCCCGCGCCGCAGGCCCGCACCCACCACGACATCATCGCAGACCTTCGTCGCCTGGCCGACGAACTCGAAACACTGGAGAACTGACATGGACCTTGGAAAGATCGCGAAGGCTGTAGCCGGCACCGCGGCTACCGTCGCAGCCACGGGCACGACGATCTACGCAACCGTACCGGACGGCGTACAGATGCCTTGGGGCGCCTGGCTTGGCCTCGGCATCTTCAATGCGCTGATCGGTTTCGGCGTCGTCTACTACGCCCCTCGGAACAGGGAAGTCTAACGCAAGGCATGAAAGGCGCGAGGCGTGACCGAAGAAGCCAAGACGCCGCCGAGGATGCCACCCGGCTTTGTCCAGTACCTCACGGAAGAGGACATGGAGCGGCACCGCCGATTGCTCGCCATCGAGGCCGAGCTGTCCCGCATGGTGAAGCACAAGCAGGCATGGCAGCTCGTCGTGGAGACGCTGAAGAAGGCGGCGATGTGGCTCTCGGCAATTGCCGCCGGCCTGTATGCGCTGCGAGAGATCCTTAGGAGTCATCTCGGATGAAGATCTTGAAAAGGAGGCTGCCTAGCCGGGCGTGGCCGAACATCGTCGCCACCATCGTGGTGCTCGGCTTTTTCCCATGGATGTACTGGGGCATCGTTGATCGAAAGCCCGCGGCCGATCAGGTCAGCGAAGTCATCAGCGCGGAGGTGGAGCAGGGTGGCTTCCTTGAGATCCGCTACAGCCTTACCTGGACTGCAGACTGCCAGATCACAGCATTCCGGTATGTCATCGACGAGATGCAGGTCGAGTGGCCGATCTCACCGCAGGAGCGCATTGTGGAGGAGGGGCCGTCGCAGTTCACGATCCGCGTTCCGATCCCGCTTGCCGCAGCGCCAGGCGACGCTTTGTATCGCGGCACGATCCGCTATCAGTGCAACCCGTGGCAGCGCTTCTTTCCCCTCGAGCAGAACCTGCGCGAGCGGCAGTTCAAGATCCTCCCGAACGAGGCTTACGCCTGGCGCAAGAAGCAGGGCAAGGTCATCGAGGGACCGCCGGTCGTGCGGCGCTTCTCCGCCCTGCACGCATCGGAGTTGCGGCTCGCTTCGTTTTAGATTTTTGATACGACAGCATATGCCGAAGGTGAGAGATAAAGTTAGTCAAGGCGGTCACCTGTGGGGCTACCGCTTTGTAACCTTCCGTGGGTCGTACATCTCCGCCAACTTAAGAGCTTCAGCTTTTCCACCCTTCAACACGTTGTGCTTCGACAAAATGTACGAAGGGTATTTCGTCGGAAGATAGACGTGCCGGAACCACCGCCTGAACTCCGGAAGAGCACTATCTGGGTACGCCCAAGCTTGCTGAGGGTTACTCTTCGCTTGTGGATAGTATGCAGGAAAATTGTGTGCGAAAGGAATGCGCTCGTTATGGCCGAGCCCCGCCCCGCCATCGGACCAATGTCTCGCCCAATGTTGACCCACGCTTTGATCCGGTATCGTTCGGTTATCGACCGGCAATCCGGTTCTGATCAAATCAACAATCATTCCCGTCGTCTCTTTAAAGACGATAAAATACCCATCGGGTGCGGAGTCCTGAAGTATGGTCACCCGATCATTGAAATATTGCCATGGATCGAGCGGTGCATAGTTAAGCGCTTTGTATATGAATTTGTTTAGGCCGAGTTGTGCCAGCCTTCGGAAATTGGTGAGTGCTGTGTCGTTGGTTCTCTGAGCCTCAAACGCGAAAAACTCTATCATCGCCATACAGACAACGTCAGGGTAAGCGTAATATGGGGACCCGTTTCGAGTTATCTCGAGATACAACGTGTGATTATCGAATCCTTGCTCCTGTAGATAATCCTGGAAATATCTGGCTCTCCCGCGGGGCAGGATGTCAGTTCCCCAGTTATCCTCCCATTCTTTCGAGATCTCCTGAATGGTTGATCGAGCAGCACCAGTAATTGCAGCAAGGCCGCGCTGCGTTAGGTACGTCATGCCGTTGTCGAGGACGCCCATTTCGATACCGTCGACGTCTCTTTCGACTTGAATATCGAGGTCTAGTGGTAGCTGAGCGGGGGTGGCCGGAGTTTTAGCCATTTTACCTCTAACACACTGTTATCAAACAACATTGGGCGGCCGGGGAGGGGTACCCAGAATCTGATTGTTGCATGAAAAACAGTTGACTGTCGACAACGCTGTCTGGGTCTTGCGTGTGTTCTTATATTCCAAGCTACATGCCCCGCTCAGACTTCGTTCTGTGAATGGCTTTCCCAATCCCGCGAGTAGCCTAGCCTAAAATCACTTTAATCCAGATCCGCGACGGCCCGAGTCAGGTCCTCATTTTCATCGCTTTTATAAAGTTCACTTTCATCGATACCGAATGTCTCGCTTACCGATTTTGCGGAAATCGGTTTCGATAAAGGAGCGACTTCTCCAACGAACTTTCCCGCATCTACAAAGTCGTTCGGAAGGCCAGCAAATTCGTCGCGCACATCTCTATTTTCGGATTGTTCGCTTTCCTTGCTAGGGCTGGTCGCTCGATGAACTGGTCCATCATTAAGCGCTTCATCGAATATGCGAGCGTCACTTTCCGTAGGGGCTCCGTCGTACTTAGACGACCCGTGATTTGCCGGCATTGCATATTCCTTTCGGCTTGGTGGTGTCAGATGTAGGAGGATACGGGACTAGGGGTATCTAATGACCCTGCGCTTACAGCCTCAAATGAGATCGAGGACATGTGCAAATACGTGCTCTCCGTCGCCGAAGTGTCATGTAAGCTGATAGGGCGTTATTGTCCGTAATTTTGAGTAGCTAGTGGCTAGAACGTCTTGCCGGCCATCCAATCCCGGATCTCGCGGTCAGCGTCAGCTTTAGATCGACCTGAACGATCTCGAACCATGGTTGCAAGCTGCTGTTCGTTGTGAATGGTGGTTACATCATATCGTGTTAGGAATGGCCAACGTCTCATGGCGTCGACCATGTATCCCCGCTTGCGAACGACTGTCTCAGTCGCTTCACCACCTTGGTAGCCAAACATGGGAGTAACTCCGTTAGGCGGAAGTGCCGGAGGCTAGTTCGAGCCACATTCATGTTCGAACAATCATCAACGCCTAGATTGGATGTGGTGCTTGCAAATCAATTCACAACCGGTGCTGATAAGAAATGTGGAAATCAGTTGCCGATTATGCAGCCCGCTTAAATGCCAACCATCGGTATGCACCGAGAACCTTCTAAATTACGGCCCAAGTGCAAGCATGTCTGCTTCCCCGGGGCCGTTTAGGATACGGAGCATTTCCTCAGCCTGTTTTACGCTCATGCGTGCCATCTCAACACCGTTGATTTCGACAGGCATCCCGGTGGTGATGCGAATAATAGTCCATGTGTAACTTGTGTCGCCTAGCAGACGATACTTCGGCGTTCGAGCTCCGAATAACCGGTCCAAAAATGTTGCGGGCGTAAGCGTTTGTCTCTGCCGAACCGGAAAATCTCGTCGTGCATATAGCTCCTCAATTTCTTCGCCTTCATATTGGCTAAAGCTCGAAACAATTTTGCAAACGCCGCGACGTTCAGATTTGTCGCTGATGACAAAGCATACTGCTTGCCATAAATGCTCGAACGATTTTCGCCTTCGCGCTTTTGGATTGCGAGACCTGCCACCCCGCCATGTAAGCTCGGCAGGTGCGTCATAGTCCATGAAAGGCCTCCCGCAAAAACCTATCCTCAGTCTATTATGCGTGCAAATGGGTATGTGGGTTCGGTGCCCGCGCGATCGCGTTTGCTGAACTTTCTAACTGACAGTTTCGTTGACCGGTCGCTGTTGGATCGGCGCATGAACGCATCGTAGATGCCTTTAGGTTCCGTATGATCCGTGGCGGCACTTGAAGGATGAACAGTCACCGAAGGGTACTTGGACATGTAAGCCATAAAAAATCTCCCGGGATTTGCGCAAGGATTCTAAATGATCTATTCATTAAAATATGTAGCTCCGAAAAAAACAAAAACAATGGCGGCTGTTTGAAATTCAAACTGGCCAATCATTTTGACGAAATATTATGCAATCGATTTGTCGGTTTGGCCAATTTAATTGTCGATGAAGTTAACATACATCGATAGGTAGGCTGGCTCCCGGTTGAAGGCGATCTAATTGGACGCATCTACGTGTTCAACTGCGGGCGGCGTTAAATGGCGATTGCTTGGTACCGGGTAACCATCATGCAGGACACTAAGATCGTTCGTGAGAGACCAGCGTATTGGCCAGATGACCATAATCCTAAGCCGTATCTAAACAAGCTATGGAAAAGTGGGGAGCCGGGGTAGGCAAGGCCACGGTCGGCACCTGCGTCATATCCTGCGAGAGAATTTGAGGCAGATCCGTAATGGCGTCGAATGTTGTCCAGCGCTAGGTAACCCCACGTACGCTTGGGATAATCGATTGGGTTCAACACCTAATCAAATGTATTCGCTGACAGGATATTAAACCTAACATATAATCGGATAGATTGTCCGGAGACAGTTCTGGACAGGCCGTTGTGGGGCAGCCGTTCGCGGGACAGCTTCGTAATAATTGTCTAGTGCCCCTAGCTAATGCTTGGATTAAGAGTACATATGCCACCAGGGTGTTGAAGATTTCGAAATTTGGGTATCCAACTGTCTTTGCCGCTGGCTCTCCCACCCGATGGAGCTCACCCTTATGTTTGGATATATGGGTGACGAAAGCGACAAAACTGTTGCGCGGAAAATAGCGTATGCGGCGGGAGCTCAGCGCCGCTGGCCTCTCCTAACGCGATGCGATCTTACGACGCTCCACAATGAGCTGCAGCTCGCTTCGATTGTCAAAGATCGCTCGGAGCCTTCTAAACGTGACGGGGACGCCGCCGTTCACGTCTGGATGGAGGAAAAGGATTTCTGATGCTAAAGCGCGATGACTATATTTCTTACGTCCACACCTACTCTTGAGGCTCTGCCATGACTAGCGTCACCACCATGTATGGCTTGAACAATCTTACTATTGTACCTGAGCTTTTTCCTGGGCTGAAAAGTTTCGAAATGCGCTCGATTATCGCTGCAGCGGCCGAAAAGCGGGCGCGACGAACCCGCATGGATCTTGAAGATGCCATGAACTCGGTCCGTTGGCCGATAGGTCCCTTGGAGAGCGCGTCATGAAATACAACATGACCCAATTCTACCTAGATCGCGCAGAAGAGTGCCGGGCTGCATCGATGCAGACCAACCTTGCAAATGTAAAAAAGAAACACATTGATGCCGAGGCTAGCTGGCGGGCTATGGCGCTGATCTCGACAGAGACCCAGCAGGGCAACCCGTATTCATCCAAGACATAAGCTAACGGGCTGGCAGTAATGTCGTACTGGCGCGAGACAGGGTGACCTGCCCAGCCGTCATTCAGCGGCAATAGGAGTCTTACCGATTTATGTTACGCCGTAGGGCGCGATTTGACCAACCAGTAGCGACGCAAGCCTTTATCTAGCGGAATTTTGGAGCCGGTTGCGGCAAGTGTTCCGGCGAAGGCCGTCGGGGCCTGCTATCCAAGTGAGGAATGCGGTCGCGCGGAGCTGAAGTCATGACTCCATTCGGCGACGGCGCTGCGGGCATGGTCAAGGGCGACGAATAGGCTCTCATTCAAGAGCTCGTCCCGCGTCCGGCCGGTGAAGATCTCCCACATAACCGTTCGGCATCGGCTTTCCCGGGACAATGTATTGTTATTCGGCGGGTGATCCTTCTACCTGGCGGCGCGATGGCGTATGAGGTGAACTCCCTGCCGTACCCACTCCCCCTGTAGTGCTATAATTGCTACTTTGTAATCAACTTACCGGGCAATGATACCCGTAGCTTAATTTTCCGCTGGTAACGATCGCGTCGCTATAGCCGGCCTGCCATCCTTCGCATCAGGAGTTGGGGTATCTTTCCATCCGGGAGTATCTCCTGCAGATGGTTACAGACGACATCGGCGGAGAACGGCTTCTAAAACCGTGCTCCCTCGGGCATCACGCCGGGCCCGGGCTTTTCTACGCCGGAAGTGACGATAATGCAGATGTGCGGCCAACTCTCCGCGGTCAGTCTGGCCAGTTCGAAGCCGTCACGCTCACTCGGCGGCATCTGGACGTCGGAGAACAGGAGCTGGATGCTTTTGGCATTCTCCTTTAGGACCGCTAGTGCTGCATCAACATTGGCAGCCTGGAAGGTCCTGAACCCTGCATCCTCGAGGATCTGGCAGGCGTCCATGGCAATGAAGGCGTCGTCGTCCGCTACCAAGGCGTAAGGGGAGTCGTCTTCGAGCATATCCTGCCACCTTCAAGGGATCTTGTGGCAAACGGCTCGTCTCCAGCTTTCGATCCGCTGAGGAGCGAAGATGGGCATCTTCAATTGTTAGGCGCACGCCCTTCGGGTTCTTGGCCGTCGAGATCGCGCTTAAGCCGCCGCTCCAAACCAGCCAATCCAGCTGCGAGGTTGGCGATGGCGTGATGCAGTTCCACCATCTCCTCTGCTGAAAGTGGATCGTGGCGGCCGCGCAGTCCGGCCTCCAGCCCATCTGCAATTTTCCGAGCATAGGCGACGCCGTCTGAAAGCCTGTTCGACATTCGATATCCTTGAGCGATCTGCTTAAGACCAGCAGACGCATGCCCTATCATGGCCGTTGGAAATTTCGCCACCCGCCGCAGCCTATTGAAACAGCCCACTCCTGCCGCAATTCCGTTGACGGCAACGGAGGTCGGTGTGGCGATTGTTGGTTTCAAGGTTTCAATCTCTAAGGGCGGCCACGTGTTGCACGAGGTGGAAGAGGCTTGGGAAGAAACCGAAAACCCGAACCGGTATATGAACGAAGTGATGGAAGCTCGGGAGGCTGAGTAGTTCAAGTTTCCTCAAGGGTCCCACACCATATCTTACGAGCGGATCTAGCTCTCATCACGCTTCGGCTTGGCTATCTGCCGAACAATTTGATCGGCAACCGAAGCATACTCGGTCCGCGGTAGCGCTCGAAGCTGCGCACCCTGTGCATATCGGGTGAACGCCTCGGACAGCTCGGCTGGCGTCCATCCTGCCTCGAGCGCCTCGCGCTCAAGCTCACCAACTGCTTCCTGAATAATGCGCGCGCACTCTCGGGCTCGATCAGGTCGGAATGGCGTCGGGGGATGGATCTTCATCGAGGGGATCTCCGGGGCACATGTTTGTCATCAGACCATATCATGTCCACGATGTCCGAGGCTTTGCGAGCCTTCTCCCCTGGCAGGAAGCGGCCGTAGTGCTTTTCGATGGTCGCCGCTGTGTCGTGAATTGCGTAGCTGGCGATCTCGTACGAGCCAGTCGCCTTTAGGACATGTGTCGCCCGCACATCACGGACATTGTGTGGGCCATGCGGCAGCAGACCCTGAACGGCGCCGCGCTTGGTGTAGGGGTTGTAGATCCCGTATTTGCGGGTGATGCGATACCAGTGGTGGGTCATCGAAGCGATCGACATAGTGACATCGTCGTCCTGTCGGCGACCCTTCCTCACAAACATCGTACTCGGATCTTTGGCAGGACCGATCAGTCGGGCGCGATGCCGCTTTACCCAAAGATCCATCCGCTCTGCAAAGCGTCCTGAGTTGCCCAGCTCTACCAACAGGGGCTTCCCGCCGAAAAATCGTGAATGAGCGTTCTTGAAGGCTGAAAGCGGTACGTACAATTCCCACGCGCCTGTATCCGCGCGCTTGCGGATCTCGCCGGCCTGCATCTTCTCGAGGTCGCTTTCCTTCGTTCCCAGCTGCCCTGGACGAGCCAGCCGAAGCTCTCGAAGGTTGCGCTGGCGCAGGCCCGTTTTAAGCGCGATGTGGACCAGGAGATAATCGCGTGTCGCCTCCGCGGCGCCCAGCGGGTCGGTTCGCTCTGACGGTTTCCACTTAAGGATCTCGTCTTCGATGCGGCGATACACGTCCGCAGGCTTCGGCGCTGCCAGGACAGGGAGTATTGGCTCCGCAGGATCACGGTGTCCGCGCATGACCCGCTTGATGTCGTGGGTTCGTCCTCGGACATGGCCCAACATTCGAAGGCAGGCACCATGCCAGTCGGACGCGATATCAGCGATTTGGTCCGGTGTAATGAAGCCGTCGATTGGCCGAAGTGCCTTCGCCAGTCCTGGGCTCTGATAGAGCCAGCCGGTTCTTGGTTGCAGCAGGCCATTGATGGCTATCAGCAGTGAAAACTCGTTGGTGCCGTAAAAGCCGCGGCGCCGCTCACGCCAGTTCAAATACCAGTCGCATAATTCAGGCGACAGACAGAGGGCGAACGTCATTGCCTCAAGCGGTAGACCTGCGCCGCTTGCGGGAGAGGCCGGGTCAGCAGATAGCGCCCCGAAGAACCTACTGAAGTTACCTGCATGATGAGCAGCGGTTGCGCTCTTCCAGCGGCCCAGCCGCTCCAAGCCAACGGGAGCGAACGCACTGGTGCGGAACGCTAATAGGCTTTGCATTTCCTGCTGAAGGGCCTGGGGCGCATCTCGTACGAGAGGCGACCGCCGGCTCTTCTGCGGATCGGTAGTCGGCCGGTAGTTCAGCGGTATGTTCTCGAACCGCAGGCTGAAGGGCTTATCCCGCATCTCGCCAACATACCGACGATACTCAGTCTGCTGGTGGAAGACAGTCGACCTGACCCATTCCAGGATCTGAGTGCGATCTTTCCTCGGCCGTCGATCGAAGTCGTCGGGAAGATGCCAGGCGAGGGTATGAACTTCCCGGTAGGACATCTCCGCCCGGTTCCGAGCGTACAACCGAACGTCGCGTGGAAGGAGGTCCGTCAGTTCATAGCGCGCAAGACCGAAGTGTTGTTCAACCCTAAGAGTGAAGTCCACTGACTTGGCAGAAGAGGGTAGGGTTCGACCAGCCAACCAACGGTAGATCGTGTCAGCGCGCGGGCCGGGATGGCCGTCCTTAGCCATCTCTGCGGCGACTTTTGATGCGAAATGGCCGCGAACTCTTAGCTGCTCGCGCACTGCGACTGCAAACGGGTGATCGAACCGAGCCTTGGTCACCAACGCCTCCGATGATTTATCGAGATGTCAGCAAATGCACCATGTTGGATCACGGACCCTGCGGCCGTACACCGGGCCCTAAGTCATTATGATCGACTGCGATGATTGGCGCAGCCTAGGGACTGCTCGTCAAGCGTTGGTTTGGTGTCAGCTACCTCCGTCGGAGCGTCCATTTGCTGACCCACTTGATATCCTTGGTCGATATCATTTGTCGGGCCGTATTGGGGCTGTTGGGAAGGGCAGCTTGGGAAAGCCGAAGCTGATATCGATGATTGGCTCGTTTGGTTGTGGCCGTTCATGTAGCAATTGGTGAAGCCATGCAGAACGCAACGCGGTTACCGGTCTGCCGTCCTCTTCCGAGACCCGTCCGTGTTTTACCTCGCCATTACAATGCGGAGCGTGGATCTATCGGTTGATGAAGGCGGCGCGGTCACTCTCATAAGGTTGCCGAGCTTCCAAGTGTCACGCTCGTGAGGGACCCTGTCAGCGATGCCCCAAGGCACTGATTGGCGAAGAAGGGTTCACTAACCCGTCGGCAGTGTTGGGGTGGAAAGGAGACTGGCAGGTTTTGGTAACAGGATGCGAGAGACAGGCCATGCGCCATCGTTGCGTGATCGAACCATCCATGCATATTGCTCACACGAACAGCAACAAGTTTATGCTGCGGGATGACGTTTGGAGTGCGCCGAGCGTCTGCGACGTCACTGCCGAGATTTCGGCGGCTATGCCCTAACTGTTCATCGCGCGTTCAAGACCGAAGTCTGGATTTCGCGTTGGTCTGACCTCAAGGTGCTGCGATGGCTGGAAGCGCGTTTAGTTCACAATTGCTGCAAGAGCGCGAAAGCACGTATGCGCCGAAGCTGGACCTCGAAGGGAAGCAAAACTTCACGCGGCATACCTTCATTGATGAGCATGGCGGCTTTCGTGAAGTCGTAAGAATGAACGTTCTTGATGATCGTCATAGGGAAGACATCGTCGCTTTTCATTTCTCGAGGCAATACGCAGAAATTCACTATCGAGACCAGATTGAGCCTCCACAATTTTATGTTGTTGGCAGAGATTGTCCGTGGGATTTCACGTATGTCATGCATGACGGCACCACGTTCCATCTCGAAATTTGTCGAATAGCAGAGAAGAAGTTGCTCCAACTCATGCGAGCTGAAAACGATTGCGTGATCTTGCTCCATCAGAAGGAGCTGCGGGGATACGAGGTGCTAAAGGTCGAGAAGCACTTTCCGGGCACTATCCCTGCCGAAATCGTGGAGAGCATAAAAACAAAGTCTGATAAACAGAGGCTTTTCACATTGGGGGATGAGGACCGCGTGCCGCAATTGTTTCTTCGACCTCCCTTTAATCCGCACATCGATCTCGAACTAGAAATCAAGACGGCAATTCAGAAAAAAGCTGCAAAGCGGCATCGTGGCAAAGAGAGAACGATACTGGTTCTCGACAATCTAACGACCCATAGCGAACCGGGCGACATCTTCAATGCAGTTAAGTATCTGCAAGCCTTTTTGGAGGGCTGCCCTTTCCCTTCGATATGGATATACACAGGTTACTACAGCGATGATCAGGGTTTCGACTGTGAATACTCGCTAACACCAATCAAGCTAGGCGACACAGAACGACAGCTTTTTAGTAATCGCTTGGCCGAATGACCGCTGTCACCCGTTCCGTCCCGCCGCGTGTTGCATGTTCATCGCCTGCTCGAGAGGTTGGTTTCGGGCGGCAACGGAAGCACTACGAACGGCCATAATAAGGTCGACATCAGCCATCCTAACGCATGTGCAACGGCGCCCAATTCGTCCTTACTAAAGTGACAAAAACTTCCTCGGACACCCGCTCGGCGGACGCTACGGTGCCCTTCCTAGTGGCGCCGGCCTTTAGACCAAGACCCGCTTATTTTGCTACCCTCGAACGCCTCGCGGCATAAGATCCGCCACCATCGGGCAATGCGCGAAGAGCCTCAATTTGCTGAAATCTCGGAAGCCTAATAGCGCGTTCCCAGTAGCAGCATAACCGCTCCAGTCATATAGGCATCCAAGGTCCCACATTGCGACTTGTTCCCGTATTGTTCTCGTTTGCGACTCGCCTCATAAGAAGGGCATGAGCCGCTACAGGTCATTGCCGCACTTGGCCGAACAGATCGAAGGAGTCGCACGCGCTGGGAAGCAGGTCGTGCTGACGCCGGAGACTGCACGCCTCGTTGCAGCGGCACTCAAAGCGTTCTCTACGAACCCGAAGGCAGACACGATCGCTGCCGCGGTTTGCATGAGCCGTCAGCGCTGCACCGAGCCTTGCTTCCGTTGCTCCGGCATCGCGAACCTAGTGCAGCAGATATATGAGAACCCTGAAAGAGCGTTCATGCCGGAGTTCAAGGGGGACAAGCGGTAGGGTCCGTTGTAACGTGCAGCTCGAGCTTGGCCATTGCCTGCTCTGCGAGCTCGACGCGACCGCCCAGATAGTGCGCATCCAGGATGTGCTCGACGTCCTTCAGAGCGTGCCCCGTGATGGCCGCGATTTCCGACGTGCTGCAGCCGGCGAGCGCGAGCCGCGTAACGGCCGTGCCGCGGATGTCGTGGAAGGTCAGTCCCTCAATGCCGGCGGAGCGGCACGCCTTTCCCCAGCTCGCGCGGAAGCCGTCCTCGGTCCACGAGCGTCCGCGCGTGTTCGCGAGGATCGTCGTCGTCTTCTTCGATTGCGCGGCCGCGTCCAGCGCAACCTTGAGAGGCTGCCCAACTGGAACGCTGACACGCGCGCCGGTCTTGCCCTGGCGGATGCGGATGCGACTGCCGTCGTAGGCGGACCACGGCACGCGCAGAAGGTCGCCCTCGCGCTGCCCCGTCCACAGAGCCATTAGGAAGGCCATGCGCAGCGGCTCGCTAGCGTGCTGCATGATCGCCTGAATGTCGTCGGCAGTCCAAATCTTCTCGGCTCTATCTGCCGTGTAGAGGCGCCCGCCGCGCTCGCAGACGTTCACCGAGATCCGGCCGTTGTCTTTCGCCACTGACAGAATGCGCGCGAGCGTCACCCAAGCGTAGTCAGCAGTGCGGGGTTTGTCGGCCATCGTGTCGCGCCAAGCTTTGAACACGCCGCGTGCGGTCGGATGCTGTACGGCCTGCAACGGCATCTGCACCATGAGGCCGGTCCCCATCTTATGCGCGCGCAGCCGGCGGATATAGAGGTCGTAGCCCTTGCGCGACTTGTCGCTTTTGGTCGTGTACTCAGACGACCGCATGAACTCGTCGATGAGCGTGTCGAGCGTGTCCGCCTGGACGATCTTGCGAGAGGCGAGGGCGTCGGCATAGGCCTTCACCAAGCGAGGGTCGCCATCCTGTAGAGGCTCGCCGTCCTCATCACGCAAGAGAGGACCGCCGCGCCAGGCGTAGATATACCGGCGCCGCGATCCATCCGAGAGTGTCTTCCAGGTTCGGGCGATGCCCTTCAGGCTTCGAGGTGTGCTAGCCTTATTCGCAGGCGCTGTAATTGCATTTGACGTTGGCTTGTTCTCAAAGCCGGACGCCCGATCGATCGCTGCGTCAATTGCTCTGCGGTCCCAGCGCCTCGAGCCGAACAAGGGCCGAGGCATATGTCCTGCCGCTACCCACCCCGAGAACGTCGCAACACTGCTGCCACAGTAAGCTGCAGCGTCTTTGCGCGAGAGCAGGCGAGGGGGATCGTTGCTCACTCTGTCGTCTTGCGCCGCGACCGCTCTGTCTAGCGGGTCCATAGGTGCACCTCGCCTTCATCAAACTCCCCATGCGTAGTGTGCGGCTGCCGGTTTGGTGGTCCGGCATCCAAAACTGAGCTGATCGTCGGGTGAGGTCAAGCGGCTCGGTCACGTAAGCGAACGCCTGGTCCATGTCCGTTCTGGTCGATGAAAAGGACGCCGGCTGTCTCGAGGGCTGCCTTGATCGCCGCTACGGTCCGAGGCTTCAGCTCCTCACCAGCCTCAAAGCGAGAGACGGTAGCCGGTGCCACCATCGCAGCGGCTGCCAGCTCCCGCACCCCGAGCCCTGTCGCGACCCTAGCCATTTTACACTGAACCGGCAGCATTTGAGCACCATGTACTAATAAAAGGTTGACGCACTCACTCACCGGTGCGATTAAGTACAAGGTATCAAAAACGAATCAGAGTTACAACGGTGGGAGCGAAACATGGTTAGCAAAAAGCAGCACGTCGCAGGTCAGCTCGCGCGGCAGTTCCATAAGGTGACGCTTGCTCATCACCAGGCTGATGAAGCGTGGGACGAGTACGCAATGGCCGCGCACCAAGGGCGGATGGATGCCATCCGTGAAGAGGTATCCTGGCATCGGGCATCATGCGGGGCAGGAGCGCTAATGCAGCTCGGCGCCGCGGCGACAATCGTAGCGTTGGCGGAGGACAGGCTCAACCCGCACGAGGCGATGGCGCTTCACAGGCTGCTCGCGAGCCTCGCTGGTTTTGTCGAGGAAAACAGTAATGCACGCAGATCGGACTTTCAACGTGCTTACCTCGGCATTTAGCTCAAGACACCCGTGATTTTGGGAGCGGATACTGCCTGAATTCAACACCAGTGCCTGTGAAATTCACACCTGCAGCTGACAACTCGCTGAATATTACAAACATTGTTGCCTCATGAGGCCGGCGTCTTGCGCCCTCTAAGTCCGCTATTGCTGATCTGCTTACCTTCACGTTCTTTGCAAGATCCGACTGCGACCAGCCAAGCAGGGCGCGAGCGGCGCGGACCTGTGCAGCAATTAGACCCAAATCAGACAAAATGATTGACTCCAATGGACCATTCACACAAAATGAATGATATCAGACCTTATGCGACCAGTCACTAGGAGAGGTGATGCAGGCTGCAAATGACAACACCCCTGTCCGCCTGACGGACATCATTTCGATAGCCTTCCCGCTCGGGGGCATTACCGCGGCCGGCCTGCGTCGAGAGGCACGGCGAGGGCGACTTACCTTAATGAGGATCGCGGGAAAGGACTTCACCACCCTTTCTGCAATCGAGGAGATGAAAGCAAAATGCCTCGTGCCCGAAAACCAGCACGCCTCTGGCTCAGACCTGCTGGCAAAGACCGAGACGCGGTCTGGATCATTCTCGACGGCGGCAAGCAGTACGGCACGGGATGCAGCGCTGCTAATGTGCAAAGCGCTCAGGAAGCGCTCTCCGAGCACATAGCGCGTCAGTTCATCGTCGCTCCAAAGCAGACGGGGAGGGCCGCTAGGGAGGTCCAGGTTGCCGAGGTGATCGCTCACTATCTGTCAGTCAAGGCAGACGCGGCGCGCCGGCCGACAGAGCTCGCAGCACGTGCAGAGGCACTGCTTGCCTTCTGGGGCGACAAGACGCTCGATGACATTACCACTGCGACGTGCAAGGCTTATGTCGCATCCAGGACCTCGCAGAGCATGGCGCGACGCGAGCTCGAGGATCTCAGGGCCGCTTGCCGGATGGCAATCGCTGACAACGTGACGCGACAGGCCGTCACCGTTTCATTGCCACCGAAACCGAAGGGGCGCGTTGCCCACTTGGAGCGGGACACGTTGGCACGCTTGATATGGGCTGCCTACCGCAAGCGCGAAGTGCAGCGGGGATCCCCGACGAAGAAAAGGGCCACCCTGCACGTTGCGCGCTTTCTGCTTGCCGCCACCTACACCGGAAGCCGATCTGCTCGCGTCTGGCAGGCGTCGTTCGTGCCAGAGGCTAATCGGCCATACGTCGACCTTAAGGCCGGCGTCTTCTATCGAGCGGCCCCAGATGAACGGGTGGCAGCTAATAAGAAGGCTCCGCCCATACGGATACCCATGCGCCTGCTGTCTCACATGCGGCGGTGGCATAGGAATGGCGCCCGATATGTTGTTGAGTATCAAGGTCGGCCGGCCGATCCCAAACGGGCCTATCGGAACTTAGTCCGCGACGTACTTGGGGAGGAAGGGGTTGGCGTGGTGAGGCATACACTCCGCCACACGGCAGCAACCTGGCTCATGCAGTCCGGTGTCGATATGTGGCAGGCGTCTGGCTATCTAGGGATGACGCGCGAGACGCTCGAGCAAACCTACGGGCACCACCACCCTGACCATCAATCAGCGGTTGGAGATGCATTCACACGCGGCAAGGCCGGCCGACTGTGA